CAACGCAAAGACCGACTTCCCCTATTTCCGAACCCTGCACAGCTTGGCATTCCAGTGCCTTGGCGTACGGTCCGAGGACATCATGCAGGCCGAACACTTCCGGGAGTTCGCCGCCCAAGCAGGGATTGAGCTGAGCTTGTCCCACGACACCGAGGTGGATCTGGTCAAGCCCGACAACCCGATCCTGAACGAGATCAACATCGCCCGCATCAAGGGCGAGGACTTGAAAACCCACTACAACAAGTGCGGCCTAGACATTGAATGGCACCACTTTGAGTTCGTTGAGCGGACCTACCGCCACTACAAACGTAGCAAGAATCTGTTGGACTTCACCGACCTGCTGGAGATGATCGTCAACGAGCCCGAGCGCCTGCCCATGCTGGAGGTGCTGATCGTGGACGAGGCACAGGATCTTTCCCGCCTGCAATGGATGATGGTGGAATCCCTGACCTTGCGGTCCAAGCGGACATTTCTTGCCGGTGACGACGACCAAGCCATTTTCTTCTTCGCCGGTGCGGACGTGAAAAGCTTCCTTGCCTTTGAAGGCAGCGTCACCATCCTGAACCAGTCCTACCGCGTCCCGGCCAAGGTCCACACCTTGGCCAACAACATCGTGCGCCGCATCCGCGAGCGCCAGCCCAAGGAATGGGAGTCCCGCGAGTTCGAAGGCCTCGTCAAGACCTACCAGCGCTTCGAGGACGTACCCGTTGAGAGCGGCCAGTGGCTCATCATGGCCAGCACCAACTACATGCTCAACCCCATCCACGAATGGCTCAAATCCATCGGGGTGCTGTTTGAGCGTAACGGCGTGCCAAGCCTGTCCCCACAGATCGCCCAAGCCGTGGTGGAGTGGGAACGCCTGCGCCGGGGGCAAGCACTGGGCTACAACAGCGTCCAGACGGTCTACCGGTACCTAGATACCAGCGCCGTGGCCCGGGGCTACAAGACGTTCAAGACCGGCGACACCAACGGCCTGTACACACTAGATGAGCTGAAGGAAAAGCATGGCCTCCTGACCGATGCCGTGTGGTATGAGGCGCTGACCAAGATCGCCGACGACAAGAAGGAGTACCTGATCTCCTTGCTGCGCCGGGGCGTGAAGCTGTCGCAAGCGCCAAAGGTGCGCCTGTCCACCATCCACGGAGCCAAGGGCGGGGAGGCGGACAACGTCATGCTGCTGATGGATCTGAGCCCCAAATTCGCCAAAGAATATGCAAGCAACGCGGACAACGTCCACCGCTTGTTTTATGTCGGGGTCACCCGCGCCAAGCAATCGCTGCACCTAGTGTTGGCCAAACATACTGAAAAAGGATTCCGACTGTGAGAACAATGCCATTATTTCCTACTCTTACCGAGTGGGTCCCACCTGATACATTTCCAAATCTATCTGCTGCAAAGGAGATTGCAATTGACCTCGAAACCTGTGATCCTCACATGGAATCTTTTGGCCCCGGATGGCCTCGCAACGATGGCTTCATTGCTGGCTACGCTGTGGCTGTGGAAGGTTGGAGCGGATACTACCCTGTTGCTCATGCTGGTGGCGGTAATCTTGATAAGCGCCTTGTTGAGCGTTGGGTCCGTGATGTTCTCGCAACCCCTGCCGACAAGGTTATGCACAATGCCGCGTATGACTGTGGATGGCTTAGAGCCAGTGGATTCGATGTCAATGGTCGAATTGTCGATACCATGCTCGCCGCACCCCTCATTGACGAGAATCGATTCAACTATTCGCTCAATTCCCTCGGCTTCGACTACCTCAAAGAAGTCAAGTCGGAAGCAGCGCTCAAACAGGCCGCCGCTGACTTTGGTGTCCACCCCAAAAAGGAACTCTGGAAACTCCCAGCCATGTATGTTGGGGAATATGCGGAGCAAGACGCGGCGCTGACCTTGAAGCTCTGGCAGCATTTCAAGATCAAGATGCGCCAAGATGAAGTCGAATCCATCTTCAACCTCGAGACCGAGGTCTTCCCAATCCTGCTGAACATGACCCAGCGCGGGATTCGCTTCCACCGGACCAAGGCCGAGCAGTTGATCGACCAGCTCCAAAAGCGTGAGAAAGAGATCCACAAAGAGCTGCGGACAATCTGTGGAGCAGGTGTGGATATCTGGGCTGCCCAATCCATCGCCGTGGCCTTTGACAAGCTTGGCGTGGCCTATGGCAAAACAGGAAACGGACTTCCAAGCTTCACCAAGGGGTTCTTGGAAACCTGTGAACATCCTGTGGCTAAACTGATTGTTGAGGCCCGCGAGACCAACAAGACGCACAGCACATTCTTGCAGCCCTACTTGGACTTCAGCGCCAAGACTGGCCGCATCCACCCGCACGTCAACCAGATGCGCAATGAAGACGGCGGTACGGTTACAGGACGGCTGTCCATGGCCAACCCCAACCTCCAGCAGGTTCCTGCCCGCCACGAAATCATCGGCCCGCTGGTGCGCTCGCTCTTTCTGCCCGAAGAGGGCGAATTATGGGCATCAAACGATTTCAGTTCCCAAGAACCGCGACTTTTGGTGCATTACGCCCACCTCTTGGACCTGCCCGGGGCAGAACGGATGGTGGATGCCTACAACAACGATCCCAACACCGACTTCCACCAGATGGTCGCCGACATGGCTGGGATCAAGCGCAAGGCCGCCAAGACCATTGGTTTGGGCCTGATGTACGGCATGGGCAAGGGCAAGCTGGGCGGTGAGCTGGACTTGTCCGCTGAGGAGGCCTCAGAGCTGATCAACACGTTCCACACCAAGGTGCCGTTCCTCAAGGGCACGGTGAACGCGGTCATGAAGCGGATTGAACACCCAGCATCCGGCGGAGCCATCCGGACGCTTCTGGGCCGCAAATGCCGCTTCCCCTTGTGGGAGCCAGTGGAGTGGGGCGTGAACAAGGCGCTCCCGCGTGAACAGGCCGTCATTGAGTATGGCCAACGGATCAAGCGTGCGGGCACCTACAAGGGCCTGAACAGGCTCATCCAAGGGTCAGCCGCAGATCAGACCAAAGCGGCCATGGTGGCGCTCGCCAAGGCCGGGTTCAACCCCATCTTGCAAGTACATGATGAGCTGGCGCTGTCTGTCAAGAATCGGGAGGAAGCACAGGCTGCTGCGGAGATCATGGCCAATGCTGTGCGCTTGGAAGTTCCCAGCCGCTGTGACGTAGAGGTCGGCCCGAGCTGGGGAGAGGCGAAATAAGTGGTTGCAGGGGCTGGATTCGCACCAGCGTTCTTCTGGGTATGAGCCAGACGGGATACTGCTTCCCCACCCTGCGGTGTAAGTTGTCGGTGGCTCCAATTTGCCTTGTCCCGCTAAGGTAGGCATACGCAGAGTCTTATATCAACCAAGGATTGCGCTTCCTTTGGCATAGTCACAGCGTCCCATGACGATACGAACTTCCACCAACAAGACAATCGACTGCTGACCACTCCAGCCCTCGCGCCGTGGGACTCGAACCCAAATCGACTGACTTGTTGGCTCCGGGGGCCTTTCACCCGGACAGCTTGTCAGGCCTTACCCTGCTCGTTTGGTAATCTCCCTTGCAGAAGTTTCCAACAACTAGGTCTCAACGATCAAAATCTTAACAGCTTCTTGAATTTTTGCCAAAAGCTGGTGCCAGTAACTGACGCATCTTCAAACAAATCAAGCTGCGTGATCGTAAACCTGTACTCGCCCTTGCCCCTCCCGGGGACAAGGACCGCTTCAATCTTGCTCTCGTTGGCCAACCCCAACCCACAACGGCGGACCACGGAGGTGGGCAGGTGGGTAAACGCTGCAATCTCCGAAGTCTTCATCGTGTAGTTGTTCGTGCGTAACGCTCCAAGGAACATGGCCCGGATTTCAAGCGGCGTTCTCGTTGCAGGCAAAGGCTTGATCATCGCTCGCGGCCCTGCAACCGGTCCGCCACTAAGGTAGCGTATCCCGACACATCTCTCCACGAGTCTTCCGCATTTGGATTCCCATTCACGATACGCCCAATCTTGTGCACGATCATCTCCAAAGCTTCCCATTGGTCATCAGCAAAAGTTTTATTGTGCTTGGCAGCATGCTCGGCCAGAGTGCGTTTGATTGATTGCATCAAAGCAGCGCCATCCTTAAACTTGCCATAATTCTGCGCCCGGGTGTCCAATATTTCGTCCACAGACGTGCCCTTAAACGAGAAATTGCGGGCGACATTTACAGGGTCCGGCATCGGGACCATCTCCGGCGGAGCAAAGACTCCGATCTGATTGTCCAGCGCTTTCTTACGCAACTGGTATCCAAGGGATGGGGTGATGCCAAACTTTTTGGCCACTGTCCCCACCTTGGCATTGGGATGGTTCATGATGTACTCCATGAACCTGACTGACTTGCTGCTTTGCTTTTTCATACTGGTGCGTCCTCTTTTTGAGTTAATAGGTAATACTTCCGTGCCTTCTCATGCTTTCTTTGAAGCATTTCCAAAATTCTTGGATCTACGCGCTCGAACGGATTCCACGCGTTTCTCTCGATAGCTGTTGAAACGATCTCGTCCCTCTTCTTTGATCTGCGCGGACGTGACTGCTGTTTCTTCGGTTGTGAACTTGTGTCCATTTGCACACTCTCTCCTTCTTCTGTATCTAACAGGACTGGACCGCGTTTCAAGGATCACGGACCACGCGCCACATTCAGGGCAATTCATTTCGGCTTCCTCATCATCTCTGGCTCTTTCAACTTCAGCTCCTTGCTCGTCAATCCAAAGAGCGTTCCGTGTGTGGGATTCTTTTCCCTGATCCTGTGCACAGTCTTCGTGACCACCGCGCCAAGGGCCGCGCTGCGCTTGATGTCCTTGAACGGATCGCCATGCTTTGCATGCTCCTCGTCGGTGTACTGTTTCCAATTAAAGGCGTTCACTACAGACATGTTTCTCCGCTTCCTTCTTGTTCAAGAAAATCATCTTGCAATCGGTGCAATGCCAAAGCTCGCCTTGAACAACAACGGTTTCTTTTTCTGTGTGTTGCCCACGGACTCTTCCAAAGAATGTTTTGATCTTTTCAAGCATCTTGTTGGTTCTCCCATCTCCTGCATAAATCTTTCACGGTCTGACTCTTTCTCTTACCCTTGCACACGTTGCTGATTGACCTTTGTTTGGCCTTGGCTTGCAACTGCGCGGGGGTCAGAGGCTTTACTGGTTCCACTGTGGCGGGGAGCAGGCCTGTCACGCCCAGCCAACCACAAACGGCAGCGACAAGTAAACGATCAAATATCATCACCGCCCCCATCGGAGTGCTCATACAGGCGCTTCTCTAAACGCTCGATGCGCTTTTTGTTGTAGTCAACAACTGACTGGTCGTATTCAACAGCGGACTCCGCTTCCAGCTTCTTGATGATCGCCTCACGCATTTCTTTCTCGATGATTTCGCTGATTGGCTTTGGCTTCACCAGTTCCTTGAGGTATTTGATTGTTGATTCTCTAAAGCTCATTTTTTATCCTTCACCCACAAACAATCAAAACAGATGCGCATCATCAAGCGCACAAACCAGCTTGGCTCTTGGCCTTTTGATGGGCGATAAATCATTCCAACACCGCCCGGCCTGTTGCCAAACAAATAGCATTGCCATTGAGATTGCTCTGGTGTCAAGGTGAATGCATATGATTTTGGCGAGTAGACCCACTTGTCAGGGTCTGTTGGGTGGTCTTCAAGCGGCATTGTTCTTCTCCTTGAGTTTGGCTTCAATGGCTTTGTAGTAGGCAACAAGCCCTTGTCCTGTGTGGAACACAGTGTCAGTGATATGGGCATATTCCTCATCCGTCAACCCTACCCATGTGCGCTGTGAGTTCGGCATCTTCCAATCGCACTGGCATTGCGGCAGAACAGAACCCATTGGCCCTGTTGATTTTGACAATCCACATTTTGAACATTGACTAAGCATTGTTCTTCTCCTTGAGTTTGGCTTCTGTTAATTCACCAATCCGTTCTGCATACTCGCTAGTAGTCATTTCCCAGTGGTAATTTGCTTTTCTTGTAATTTGCTTCCAGTCATCACCCGTCAGCCCTACCCATGTGCGCTGTGGTGGGGTGGTGTAGA